TTCGTGCCGCTGGAAAATGCCGAAGACCAGGCAAGGCTGCTGTCCATGCAGCTGACCGGTGCCTGGATCTCGGAAATGATCGAGTGCAACTTCGACATATTGGCTCCGGTCAGCGGACGTATTGGCCGCTACCCAAGCGGCAACCGCGGCGTCCCCAGCTGGTACGGCATCATCGGCGACACCAACATGCCAGTCGAAATGGGCGAGTGGCATAAATTCATGACCGAACCACCGCCGAACTGGGAGATATTCATCCAGCCAGGGGGCATGACGCCGGCCGCCGAGAACCTCAATTACCTGCTGCAGACCGAAGAGACGAAAGTACTTCCCATCAATCACCCGCTCCGGCTCGCGCAAGGACGCAAGTACTACGAGCAGTTTTTGCAGATGTACGGCTCGGACCACCCGTGGGTGCGCCGGTACGTTGACGCCCAGTATGGCGACGACCCGTCGGGTGAGGCTGTATTCAGGGCGAGTTTCAAGCCAAGCTTCCACGTCGTGCCCGACACCCTTGTGATACCAGGCTATCCATTGATCGTAGGTCAAGATTTCGGCCGGAACCCCTGGAGCGTCATTGCCCAGGTCGACCATCTCGGCAGGCTGCTTGTCCATGAAGAGGTTCCTGCAGTGAACGTCGGACTGGAGAAGCACGTCGAGCAGCAGCTGCGACCGCGGCTATTTCAGGAAAAGTTCATAGGCAGCAAAGTCATCCTCGTCGGCGACCCAGCGGGCGTTGCCAAGGGCACGATCGCCGAGGAGACCAGCTTCGAAGCACTCAAGCGGATGGGGCTGCCCTGCTTCCCGGCACCGACCAACGACATCGACCCGCGGATCCGAGCGGTGGAAGCGTTGCTGGGCCGTCAGGTCAACGGCGGGCCGGCGCTGATCATCAACGGCAACAAGTGCCCGTGGCTGGTGAGGGCCATGTCCGGCGGCTACCGCTACAAAAAGCACAAGGACGGCGGCTTGCGCTCGGTGCCCGAGAAGTTCGACAAGGAAGGCTTCTCGCATGTGGCTGATTGTCTACAGTATATCGCGTTGGTGGTCCACGGCGGCCTGGTCTACGAGTTCGCCCGCCGGCTGGAACGCCGCCGGCCAACCTATGCACGACCGGTGATCACGGCCGCAGGCTGGACTTGAGCTACTATCGCGATCCCGAGATCCGCTGGTTCGAGCGGTTGTTGACAGCGATGGTGCTCTTACTGATTATGATCCTGTATGCCCGCTGGATTCTAGGGCTGTAAATTTACAGGAGCAGCATCGTGAAAAAGCGCAAAGCAGCCAGCAAGGCCCGCCGACCGTTGAGCAAGAAGACCCTGCGTAGGGTCCGCACCGCGCAAGCCTCGGCGGCATCGAAGTTCACCGTCGGCGGCAAGCGCAACAAGAAGATCAAGCCGGTGTCGGTGGCGCGCAAGGTGACGCGCAAGCCGAAACCCACCGCCAGTGTCGCCGAAGGGGACGCCAAGCTCGCCGAAGCCGCTCACAAACTTGAAGAATACCATGAGCCCCACATCGACGATCCGGGAGATCATGTCCGAGTTATCCTCCCCAACAAAGACGACGAGAGTGTGCGGGACGTGCAGCCTGTGCTGCAAGGTGATGACGATCCCGAACTTCCCGGGGAAGCCAAACCCACATAAGTGGTGCAAGCACGCGCTTCCGGGTAAGGGCTGCGGGATCTACAAGGATCGCCCGCAGGAGTGCCAGGATTTCGTCTGCCTGTGGCTGATCGACGGCAGGATCCCGGACTACTGGTTCCCGAAGTGGTCGAAGATCGTGATCTCCCCACACTTCGCGGAGAAGGAGGCCTATGTTGCGTTCATCGTCGACCCGGCCTGCCCGGGAAGATGGCGCGAGGAGCCGTGGTTCAGCGACATCAAGAGGTTGGCACGAGCGGGACTTGAGGGAACACTCGGTCAACGATGGACGTCAGTCGTTCTTGTCGGAGACGATCGCATTCCCATCGTAAAGTAGATTCCGACCACTCGGCCGGGGCATTGCAGGAAAAGATCGGCGCGTGCCGCCACACGAGCTCCATCTGCGCCTTAAGATCCATCTGTCGCTCCCTCTTGCGCCCCCTGCACCTTGTGGATGATCATGTCCATCAGCTTGCGGCGGTCCTCCGCGGTGAACTGGTAGCCATAGCCCCAGAGCGTGCGGACCTCGATCCCGAATGCGGCCAACCGCTTGCGGATCTTGCAGACATGTACCTCGATGAGGTTCACGGTCATGCTCTCGGACAATCTTTCCTTAAGCAAGGACGGATGCTGCAGCATGATCAGCAGGAGGCTGATCTCGGTCGGCGTCAGGTGGAAGCTCTCCTGCATCGCCGCGAACAACCGATCGCGGTTCTCGCTCACCAGGCGAGAGAGTTGGAGAGCTCGCTGGTCACGCGGAAAGCCAGGCGGCCAGTCGTCGCGCGGCAGATCCAGCAACTGGCCGGCAGACTGCGCCAGCTTGAGCCGCTCGCGCACGGCATCGGAGCTCGATTTGATGGCACGAGCGATCGCGCGGAGAGGAACGCCTTCATCCGCCAGCCGGACGGCGATGTCGGGGTCTATGGCTAGTGGTTCCGCAGCCATGGAACCCCAATACAGCCGATTCCCTGCAAGGTCCAGCACTTGGCTGGATCGATAGGGGAAGGGAAAAAGGGGCCGAATCCAGGCTGATCTGGATCCGGCCGAGAGAAGCAGACCATCAATTGGTGCGGTGTAGCAGAGCGAGCTCGGTTAAGCCAGGGTTCCTATTTTAAATCCATGAGCAAGTAGGCATTTCGCTTCTCGAAATCTTGCTGATCAAAATTCGGTTTGCTCTTCGCCTCACGCAAAAGCTGATCATATTTCTCCCGTCTTTTACCCATTCGATCCATATCCTGGGCTGCAGTGGCCAATCTATCCCGCGGAAGTATAATTTCGAGGGTCACTACACCCCCTTCGACGATATAAATCGTAACTCCTTTATTTAAATCTTGCAATATTGTGTGATAAAGCCGAGCAAATTGCGAGTAAGCTATCATTTTCATAGACATTTTAATCTCCTTTCATGTTTTCCTTAATACAGAATATCATATTAAAGGTTAAAATCAAGATTTTTTATAACAAAATAATGTTGACGTTTGTCAATATAGGTATTTTTATACCATTTACATTTGTCAATTGGTAGTTTTATACCATTTTGTATTTTTGGTCGGAGGTATTTTGGAACCACTGAGAGAGTCTGCCGCGCGGCCACCCGGCCTGGGCAGCCTGGGCGGGGGGTGGGGGGTGGGGGTGCTCGGCGGCTGACTAGGCTCGTCCGGTTCTGCTATTTCTAGGCTTATGTTCCCAAAACTTGCGTTTTGTCAGGTCATTCGTTGTAAGTCATTGGAATCATTGAGTCCAACTGTGAAGGAAATAACCCATTTCTGCACAGTCCGAGCGGTCCGATCCGACCTCACAATCTCGGAATCCGTGGTTTTGAAAGTAGAGTCCCTCCCAAAAGCAAAACCACTCTCTCGTGATTAGTTTCACACAATCCTATTGGATACATAAAAAACAATGTCGTCTTATTAAAAAAATATATTTATATATAGCTAAGTCTATGAATCTATTGAATAATTCTGTCAATGCTCGTGCCTTACAATCGTCAATTGATCGTAGGTAGTTACAAATGAAACATTTCACGATATGGCCAGCGCGCTAAAATTTAGGGGGGGTGTATTACTTTGAAAACAGCGGATTTCCAGATACCGAACGCCCCTCCCCTTTCCCCGGGCTGTGCCGTTGGAGTCGAGGTCGACCATTGACAACGGTCAAGCGCGAGCCTATAGAGAGAGCCCGCCGCGATTGTGCGGTGGCGACAACCGAGGGACCATAGGCAAATGTCAGATCCCATCTTTGACGGTCTGGACGACAGTCTGGACCATGGCGCGGAAGAGCCTTCCGCTCCGATCCTGCGTCACAAGTTCGATAACGCAGCCGCCGCTCGCCGTTTTGTGGAGATCCCCAAAACGGTGAACGGCTCGGCATGCGTGACACTGGAGTCGCTGAAAACCGGGACTCGCTATACCTACAAAATCAGCCAAGCCCGGGACAAG